AAGTTCAAGATTTCTTGTGATCACATCGGTGATCGTGCTTGCAAGATCCGACGCGTCCATTCAATTATTGATTGCAACGCCCCCGAAATTCACATTCACAACAACGTTGTTTCATCACATTTCGTCATTCGGAATGATGTTTCATGATGTTTGCGGAACAAACAATTCCGGTCATTTTTCACCAACAAGAATTGGCACGTTTCATGCAACATGTCAACCATTTGCAAATCATGATATTTTGTCCGCAACTCGATTTTTGGTTGCACTCCACGCATTCGAAACGGTTGATCAAATGTCCGCACCTACTTTTTGCGCCCGTCTTCGTAATTCACGCAAACGATCGATTGCGCTGTCGATTGCTTTCACAAAAACGTTCGTGATCCTGTCGGCAACATTTTTCAACCATTCCCGCAACATTTTCATCAACGTCACCGTTGCTTGTCGTCATTCATTGAATTTTCCATTCTTGAACGTCATCATTTGCAATGTTTCGTTGAATTCGTCTTTCAAATATCAACCAAATGTTCTTGATTTTGCTTCCGCTTCCGCAATCAATCATTGATATTCCGCAACTTTTTCATTGTATTGTTCTTGCGTGATCGTTCAATTTTGCAATTGAATGTCCAACGCGGAAATTGCTTCTTGATAAATTGCAATTTGTTCATCGGTTGAAATGATCTTTTCTTCCAACCATGAAAGTCATTCCCGCAATCACCAAACCGCAAGTGTCAATCCAACCGCACCCAACGCCGTTGAAAGTCATCAAACCGCCGGAATAAGTGTTGACGTGATAAATGATCACATCATTGAAAAAATTGAAATCACCGTTGAAACCGCCGGTGCAACGGTTGACAAAACAAAAACCAATCATGAAATTGCGGTCACCGCAATCAATATGTTTGACGCAAGTTCGGGATTTGCTTCAACCCGTTGAACTATTTTGTCAACAACCGGTTGAATTTTTTCAAGTAATTTTTCCAAAACCGGCAACATTGCGGTTCAAATCTTTGTTCAAACTTCCGTGAACGAATTTTTCAATTCGGACATTCTTTCTTGCATAGTTTGTGCGGGTTCTCCAAATTTATCAAGTGCTTTTTGTCCTTCTTCCAAAGTTGCATTCACCAATGCTTGTTTTTTTTCGGCGTCCGTCAATTGATCCGCCGTTTTTCAAAGTGATTGTGCATATTTTTCTTGTGCTTCCGTTTGGTTCACAACAATTCAAAGGTTGTCCAAAATCATTGCGGATCACCTTCAAAGTCATGTCACGATGTCATCAAATGATTTTGTGACGTCTTGTCACATTTGTTGTCCGTAAAGTCTTGCAATTTTCATCAACTTCGTCATGTCTTCGGTGTTTTGCGCAACTCAAAGTTTCATTGCTTTGTTTGACGCAAGCATGAGATCATATTCGGAAACCGCACCTTTTGACGCGTCTTTCAATGATTTCAACATTGCGTCGGAACTTTCACCGATCGATTGTGACAATTGATCAAATGATTTTCTCACCGGTTCAATGTCCATTGCTTGTTTCACCATGACGGTTCACAATCAAACAAGCGCCGTCGTTGCAATTCATGAATATTTTTTCACGTTCTTCAAACTGTCTTCCAATTTTTTCGAATTCTTCGAAATTTGATCAAACGATTGTGACGCTTGATCTTTTGCTTTCACGATTATTTCAAGAACTTTTGAAGACGACATGGATTTTATTTCTTAATTGATAAAGATTTCTTGTTTTTTCTTTCGGCTTTTGCGTCGGATCACCGTTTCAACAACATCAAATCAATGATTGATTTTGGTGTGTTCAAATATTCGTCATGCGTCCGGTGATATTTTTCAATGAATAATATTTCCATGATCTCCGGATCGTTTGAACTTATTTTTCCGGTGTTGTTCAATTTGTCGAATTCAAAGGTGAATTTATCTTTTTTTTTTCGTCAATTCATGACGCTTTCATTTGTAATTCACCAATAAATTCACCAATGTCTTTGAACATTTGGAAATCCGTCAAGTTTTCAATCCATTCTTTTTTTTGATCGTCCGTCATGTCCGTTTGTCCGTTGATCGAAACAACCCGAACGGGAAAAATGTCGAACGTCATTTGCATTTCGTCTTTGTCTTCGTTTCGTTTTTTGATCACATTCGAAATCGTTTGTCGATCACGCATGTTGATTGTTTCTTTGAAAACGATCACGTCTTTTCAAAAGGTTTTTTCCATACTTTATTTTTTAAGAACTAAAAACAAATTTTATTCAATCACCGGCAAAATCACGCAACGGCAATTCGGGTGCAATGGCGGGTATGGTGTGGACGAATAATCAAGTTTTAATTCATGTCCGTTTGCACCAATCAAAACATCGTTCTTGTTGAAATAGTTTTCCGACAATCAAACGATCTTTCAATTCATCGGTCAACAAAATTCACAAACGCGTTCGTCAAGTGCGGTGTATCGTTGTTTTTTTTCAACAACCCCCGATTGCTTCCGTCATAATTCCGAACCCCGATTTCATGCGCGGATCGTTTCGGTTCTGACGATCAATTCCGCACGTGTTGTTTTCAATTCATCGAATGTTGAAAGCAACAAATCTTTTCATTCGTCAAATGAAAGTCATTGTGACAATATTTGTTCGAAATTATTTTGCAATTTTTTGTTTGTGTCCGTGTCAATGGATCACGCAAATTTTTCAATATTTTTCATCAACTGTTTTTCCAATGTGTCGGAAATCACGAAATCTTGCACAAGTCAAACTTCAATCAATGCTTGTTCGGCTTCGGATTTTACAAGATCATTTTGTGTGTCCTTCAAAAATTGATAATAAATCAACGCCCGTTTTTCGATCGAAAGCAATGGAAAATTCATTTCCGCTTTTTTTGAAACTTTCATGGACTTTCATTCAACAACATTTTCTTTGTGTCGTTTCTTGTATTCGTCCAAAATTTCCTTTTGTTGTTTATCGAAAACTTTTTCGATCTTGTCCAAATATAATTGATCAAACTTGTTGTTTCTTTGCATTTTTGCTTCCCAATATCTTTGATTGAATTCTTCCGTTCAACGTGTGTTTTCTTTGATCGTTTTTTCGATCATTCAATCGATCTTGTTTTTCAACTTCAAATCTTTCATGGTTGGTTTTTCGATTTCCTTGTCAAGATCAACAACTTCTTGTTCGGCGTTTCATGCGTCACTTCCCGCACCATACGCCCCCAAAATATATGCGGAACGTAATTTGTCACCGTCCGCAACCGGCGGAAGATTTCTTGTTGCACGGAATTCATTCAATGTCATTCCGTTTGCAAGTCGATCTTGACGTGTTTGTTCAAGATCGTTTGGCACTATGTTCACAAATTCAAATCGTTTTCCTTCCCCAAAAAGTTCATAATTCAAAGATCGTGCAATTCTTTTTGCAAGTGGTTGAACAACTTGTCTTGCAAATATTCCTTCAAATGCACGAACATTCAATGCGTTGTCACCTTCACCCAAACCAATCATTGCTTTTGGCACGCGGAAAAATCAAAGAATTTCATCACGATTGAAACGACGACTTTCAACGAAATCCATTTCCTTTTGACTTGCGTTCATTGGTTTGTATTTCAAACCACCCGTCAAAATTCCGATTTTGTGTGAATTGTCGGTTCAACGATATTTTTGATCCCGCTTGTTTTGAATTTTTTCAACGCTTTCGGGTGAAAGGTTTTGTTCGGTTTCAAGAACCCCGTCAACGCTTGCGTTGTTATAAAAGAATTTCCAATTCCATTTTGACGCTTGATAATCCGCGTCAATTGCGGTTGCAATTGCTTGAACATCGGACAATCATTCAATGTTCAACGGGTATGGAAACGACGGATTGAAATTTTGGATCGAAATGATTTCATCAACTCCAAAACTTCTTTTTTTATTTGGTCAATATGCGTATTCATAATGATCAATTGCGGTTTTTTCCGCATTCAATATTGCATGAACCAAATCCGGACGCAAAATATTCAATGATTGAACTTTGTTTCCAACCATATTTTTTCGAATATACACGCCCCCGTTCAATTTCATGTATGAAACAACGTTCAACAAGAATTCGTCGGAAATTAAATCAAGCAATGGATCATTGATCGGTTTTCATTTTCCGTCCGTCACTTGACGATCCAATTGCGCAACCGCTTGTGCAATAGTTCAAACCGCAACAAAGCACCGTCATTTGTAAAAATTCAAATAATCGGTTTTTGATAATTTATGCAAATCACGGCTTGAATATTCATTGAACAAATCAACAAACAATCAATCGTCAATTCCGTTTCAACTTGTTTCAACAAATCATTTGTTCGATCCTTGAAACAAATCTTTGATGTTTTTGATCCAACCCATTTTTTTATTTTTCGGAATTAAAAGTTTTCTTTTTTCAAGTATTATTTTTCTTTTGACTTTTTTCAACGTCTTCTTTTATGTCTTCAACATCAACGTTGGAAACATTTTCAACCGGTTCGTTGATCTCCGGTTTCCTGTCTTTTTCACGTGGAAAAAATTTGAAATCTTTCATGGTTTTTATGATATAGGAACTAAAACACGGCAATTCAAATTGCTTGATAAATAAAGACATGGTCATTTTTCCATGTCGATTTCACCAAATTCACCATTGGTTGCGTCAACTTGTTGCACAACTCATCAAAGCGTCCAATCATGATCAAACGCGTCGATCATTTGTTCAAAACAATTCAACAAAATGTCCATTGCTTCCCCACGTGTCACGTGGTTCATTTCTTGAACGATCACAATTTGAAATATAAAATTTCTGTAATTGTTCGCGGTGTCTTCGTAAACGGAAGACATTTCCGACGGTTCAAACATCACAAATGGAAATCATGTTGCTTTTTGCGTGAAATAATTTGACGCTTGAACAAAAACTTTTTCGTCACCCGTCAACGTTTCAAGTTTTGCTTGAATTGCATTTCTGACATCTTGAATTTTGATCATGATTTTATTTTGTAATTTCTAAAAACATTTTGTCGATTTCACTTGCAAATATTTCATCAACTTGTTTTTCACCTTGTTCAACCGCACGATCCATGAATGGATTTGCTTTCGTTCATTTTCTTGCAATGGATCTTCGCAACATTCCAACCGGAATTGAATGACGATCCGCCCGTCCTTGCAATTTATTGATTGGCGCATAATGTGGACGCGTTCATTCGTGAACATAAATTGCATATTTTGTCGGATTGAATAAACGTCACCATGATTTCTTGAATTCCGTGTGAAAATCATTTCTCAAACGTCATTGATCCGTTGGTGCTTCTTGCGTTGCGTATCTTTGCAACAAGATCACCGACTTTTTGATTGAACGATCCAACATTTGTTGAACGACGTCGGATCAAAACTTGTCCGTGATTTGTTCAAGTTGTTTTTCCTTTCGTTCAATGTCGATCATTTTATTCGTTTTTTGGAAGAACTAAAACAACACGAACACGATCAATTTTCAATCATTTCACGCGTGCAAATGATTTCACTTCGTATGAAACGCCGTTGATTTTTATGATGTCACTTTCTTTCACGTCAAAAGGTGCGTTGCATTCAAATGTTCGTGCTTGTCCGAACCTATCAAGTCAAACATCTTGATTGTTGGTTCAAACGGGTGCAAGGTATCATTTGACGCTTGCGGTTGTTCATGTGTATGTTGCTTTTTTGTTTCCGCTTGTGTCGGTTGCATAAACAAGACGATCAACCGTTGCGGTGAAATAATCAAGTTTGAATTTTTGCATGATGTCTTCTTTTTATAAACCAAAAACAATGTATTTGTCCAAAAGTGATTGAACGTTTGATGTGATCGTTGTTTTGTCAAAAGTGATCGTTGTTCATGAAACGCTTTCGCTTGAATATCATGTCGTTGCTTGTGTTTCTTTTATATTTCAAACCAACAATGCAAGTGCAAGTTTAAGATCCGCAAGACTTCTTGGAATTGAATTGAAATCGTCGAATGAATATTTGAATTCGATCAAAATATTTGAAAATCATCTTGGCAATCATGATTTGAAAACAAGTTGTCAATCGTCTTTCAAAACATACGAATTGGCGTCGAAATCCTTTCGATCCGGTGTTCACCGTTGGTTTCAATTGTATTGAACTTTTTCCAATTCTCAAATGTAATTTGGCAAAAACAAAATTCTTTGTCACGCACCGTCGAATTTTTTTTCAACGGATCAAAGTTGCAACAAATCAATTCATGTCATTTCATAAATTTTGGCAACGCAACTTTGAACATATATTTTCAAAAGTGTGTCTTCGTCGGATCATGTAATTCACAAAACCGTTTTCACGTATGAAACGGCATTGTTCAAATTTTGTTCATCTGTTATTGGATCATTTGGCATTTGTCGGAAAATATCAAATAAAAAAACGCTTGCATTTATCTTTTATTGATTTTTTGATAAAATGCAAACGTCCATTGCTTGATTGTTTATTTTATAAAACATCAAATATTCCATTGTATAATTCAAGAACCTTTGGTGAAACTTCATATTCACAACCTTTTTCAAATGATCCGTGATTGTATTTTGCAACAACTTTCACGCGTCCAATTGATGTGTTTTGGATCTTGTCATGGAAATCGTCGGATTTTGTTTCATTGTTTTCAACTTCAACGTTTTCAACTTCAACATTTTCGTTTTCAACTTCAACTTTTTCAACTTCCTTGACGTTTGTTTTTTTTGAATTCTTTCACATGGTTTTGATTGTTTATGAAATAAAATCTGAAACAATATTCACAAAGACGGAAATGATCCGTCCTTGTTATATTGTCACAAATTATGCGCTTTCAACTCATGTTTTCAAAACTCCAAATGCTTTTGGAAATATACAAGCACCGGCAATTCTTTCACTTGCTTTCAAAGATTGAATGTCTTTTTCCCAATTTCCGCTTAAATATCAAGCACTTAATGAAAGTTGTCTTCTATCACCGAACGCCCAATTTTTAAGATCTCCGAAAAGAACAAATGTCTTGCTTGCACCGCTTGTTGTATCTCATGGCATTGCGTCCACGATCTCCAAAGGGTATCAAAGAAGATAGTTTTCAAGCTGTCAATCTCTGATTGATCTTGTTGAAAAGAAAATTGGTTGTCCTTCGTTGTCTTTTAATTTTTCAATATATTTCACAATATCTTGTGACATGAACCAACGTGGTTGTCCTTTCTTGAATTT